TTCAGGTCACCCTGACATTGTTGATTGTGAAAGAAGAAAGGTGATCGATATAAAGTCTAGTTGGTCCAAAAAAACCTTTCCGAAGCGTGCACCAAAGAACCCAGCATACGAGTGGCAGGTCAAGATGTACCTGTACATGCTTAGTAAGAAGACTGGGAAGCACTGGACGGATGGTGAGATCGCATACGTACTCACCACAACACCTGAGGAACTTATGCCTGAGCATGAAGACGACAGCCTTCACTACATGGACGCACTGGATGATAACCTTCGTGCAACAGTGGTTAAGATAGAGCTGACTGAGGATGACATCAAGCACATGGATGCTAGGATGAATGCGGCAGATAAGTATGCAAAAGAATATGTAAATTTTTTAACAACCAAAAACAAATAGAATGAGTAATCAATTTAAAATGACAGGTGTCGTAGAAAAGATCTTAGACACAGAACACGTAAACGAAAAGTTCAAGAAGAGAACATTTGTAGTAAACGATCAGGCAGACAAATACCCACAGAAGATATCGTTTCAAACGGTACAGGACAAGGTAAGCATGCTTGACTCCATTATGGAGGGACAGGAGGTTGAAGTCTCTTTTAACCTTAGAGGTCGAGAATGGACATCACCACAGGGTGATGTAAAGTACTTCAACACACTAGAGGCATGGAGGATAGAGGGATCATCATCCCAGCCATCTCCACAGCCAGTTGCAACTGAAGACAAGGACGGAGATCTTCCTTTCTAAGCATTGTGTGTTCATGATGAAAGCAGTTAGGATTCTGCTGGTTAGCTGACCATACTCAGTAAAAATTCTTTAGCATCGGCTGTATGGTAGTCGGTGCTTTTTTATAAACAATTAAATTAAATATTATGAGTAATACTAAAAGTTTTTTCGCAAGTAAATCCTGGAAAAATATAATGAAATATGTATATGGTATAGGTGCGGCAGTAGTCATTATGGGTGCCTTATTTAAAATCATGCATTGGCCATTTGCTTCTGAAATGTTAATAGTAGGTTTAAGCACAGAGGCATTAATCTTTATATTGTCTGTAATTGAACCTGTACATACAGAAAAAGATTGGTCTAGGGTTTTCCCAGAATTAGATGACACGGAAGGGAAAGGTGTTGAAAGTGTAGAGGGTTTAGGTCTTTATGATTTGTTAAAAAAATCAGAAAATACAGATATTCAAACCATAAATAAATTGGATGACATTGATGTGATAGATTTAAAAGAGTCTATAAATAATTTATCCGAAAAGGTTAAAGACATATCTAACTCTTTAAATGTAATATCAGATGATCTTTCTACATCTTCTATACACACAAATTCTTATAAGAAAAATATGGAAAGCTTGTCTTTTACTTTAAAAGACATAAACGCCAAGTATAATTCCATTTTAAAAATTTTTAAATAAATAACTATGGAATATTTTTCATCACGTACAGATAAACTTGATAAGAGAGATCAGGTGATCGAGACCTTAAAGGATCACTATGACGCCAGGAGTAAGAAGGGTATCATCAAGTACAACACAACACTACACGACAACAATGACGATGACTTCCTTGTGCATCTGCTTGAGGAGTTGATGGATGCCACGGCATATATTACTAAACTTCTAATGCAGAGAAAGGATGATAACATACTTTAAGACAATAAACGACACAGACCAGCCCTACCATATAGATATAGATAGGGCGATAGACAGGATCCGTGACGGATCTTCAAAGGATTTGATTGGTAAGGTTAGGTTAGAGGTGGATAAGGATGGCAGGAATAAGTTAAAGAAGCAACTTCCTGCTATCTGTTTCTCTGGAACCTTTTCCGACAGGCGTGACAGCTCTATCATAGAGCACAGCGGAATCATGTGCCTAGACTTTGATGGATTCAGGGACGAGCAGCACCTACACTCAAAGAGGGTGGAGTTGATGGAGGACGAGTTTACTTACTGCCTATTCACATCACCATCTGGAGATGGGCTCAAGACACTTGTTAGGATACCTAAGGACGCAAAGAATCATAAGAAGTACTTTAAGTCACTTGAGAAGTACTACGCATGCGATGAGTTTGACACCTCTTGCAAGAACATATCCAGGGTATGCTACGAGAGTTACGATCCTGATGTATATATAAATGAGCTTTCATCTGTGTGGAATGACATGGAGAAGGAGACAGAGTTTGTGACACCTTCCAAGGCGACAATAAAGATATCAGACTCTAACGAAATCATACGTAGACTATCTCTATGGTGGGACAAGAAGTATGGAATGGTACAGGGACAGAAGAACAACAACCTGTTCATCCTTGCATCAGCACTCAATGAGTTTGGTGTCAATCAGGATGAGGCGTTTAGTACGCTTAACTCATACGACTCAACTGGAGATAAGTCTTCAGAGATAATGGCCATAGTGCGTAGTGCGTATAAGAACATGTCTGGACACAACACTAAGTTCTATGAGGACATTGATAAGACGTCAGAGATAGCCAACAATATAAAGATGGGCGTACCTATTGCTGAGATAAAAGATAGCAACAAGGACGTCGATGTAGATGAGGTCGCTAAGACTGTAGACTTCAACGAGTTTTGGATTAAGAACAGTAAGGGAAAGATTGATCTTGTGCCTCACCTGTTTAGATTATACTTGCAGGATAATGGTTTCTACAAGTACTACCCAGTAGGTAGTAATAACTTTGTATTCGTCAGGGTGATTGACAACACCATATCTGACGTTAACGAGGAGATGATAAAGGACTTTGTTCTTGATTACCTTTTGGGTATCGATGACATGTCGGTATATAACTTCTTCGCACTGAATACAAAGTTTTTTCAGGAGACATTCCTAAACTATGTCTCAAGGATAGAGCCGAACTTCATGGTGGACAACACGGATGAGGCATATCTTTACTACCTTAACTGTGCCGTAAAGGTTACAAGGGATAGTGTAGAAACCATTTCTTATAAAAACCTTAAGGGGCATGTATGGGAAAAGCAAAAGATAGACAGGGACTTTATAAAGTCCGAGTTCAAGGACTCAGAGTTTAGGTACTTCATTAAGAACATATCTGGAGACAGCTCAGACAGTACAAGGTCTATGGAGAGCACCCTGGGATACCTTATGCACTCACACAAGCCAGCAAGCTACTGCCCTGCTGTTATACTAAATGATGAGATAATATCAGATCATCCTGAGGGTGGTACTGGTAAGGGGATCTTTGTGAAGTCCATAAGTCACATCAAGAAGATGGTTATAATTGACGGTAAGGGATTTTCCTTTCAGAAGTCTTTCCCATACCAGAGGGTTCAGGTAGACACACAGACTCTTGTCTTTGATGATGTCGCTAAGAACTTTGACTTTGAGAGACTATTCTCTATAATTACGGAGGGTATAACACTTGAGAAGAAGAACAAGGACGAGATACATATACCTTTCGAGTACTCTCCAAAGATTGTAATAACTACAAACTATGCGATAAGGGGTGCTGGTAATAGTTTTGAAAGACGTAAATGGGATCTAGAGTTCAAGCAGTACTACACAAAGAGTTTCACTCCAGAGAGTGACTTTGGTCACATGCTTTTTAGCGAATGGAATGAGTCGGAGTGGTCAAAGTTTGACAACTACATGATCGACAATCTACAGCTATATCTAAAGAGTGGTCTTGTTGTGTGTGAGTTTAAGAACCTTAAGGTAAGGAACTTTATCGCAGAGACCAACTCAGACTTTTGGGAATGGGCTGCAGAAAAAGATAACTCTTACACTAAGAAGGGATCTCCTAGCCTTGGTATGGAGCTATACAATAGCTTCACTGAAGAGTATCCTGACTATGGTGCCTACGGAAAGTTTAAGCTTTCGCATAGTAGGTTCTATAAGTGGCTTGATAGCTATGGTAAGTTTAAGTACGACACCAAGCCAGTGGTCACCAGGAATGCTAATGGTAAGATGATAGAATTTATAGAAACTGAGCCTGAACAGGTTAAACTAAACTTTTAAGATATGAAACTACGTGACTACCAGGTAGATATATCCAAGAGAGGTTTGGATATACTGAACAGACTCAATATGGTTTGCCTTGCGATGGAGGTACGTCTTGGCAAGACCTTCACATCCTTAGAGATATGTAGGCTTGCTGGGGCTACCAAGGTTTTATTCTTGACAAAGAAGAAGGCTATATCATCCATACAATCCGACTACGACACCATGGATCCAGGGTTTGACATAAAGATTATAAACTATGAATCTATACATAAAATTGAGGATGTGATGTTTGACGTGGTTGTGTGCGATGAGTCACACACCATGTCTGCATTCCCTAAGCCAAGCATAAGAACACGTCAGAT